CTATGAAAGCGGGGACGAACTGGAAAGGCGCTGTCCCCGTCTGGGCAACGGCGAATGGATCCCTAACCACAACTTCACGGAAAGAAGAATCGCGAATGTCAATAGGGCAAAGAACTCCACCGCCGTTATCAAGATAGCCTGATGTCTGGACGTAGAAATCATCAGGTAAAGCATAATTTGTGGTAATACCGCCGACGTTCGTCCACAACTGCTGCGCCTCCAGGGTATTAAGTTGCGGCACTTTGCCCTGCTGATAAAAAGGAATCAGCAGAATAGCCGTTTTGCGCTCGCCGAAAGCCAGTAAATCCTCGACCGCGTTGGCTGCCGTCTGGTGCCCTTCGAGGATAGTCTCTTCCGTCGTCAGCGTGCCCGTGAGGGTATAGAACATATCGCGGGCATCTTGATACAGGTATCCCTGCGCCATTTAATCCTCTCTGGAGATTTTAGTTGAGGGGGACCGAAGTCCCCCTCTTTTGATTACGGCAAAGTCATCATCACGGGGAAGTTGGTCGGAGCTTCGCCTGCAAGACGAGCGCCGAGAACATGGCCAACCTGCCCTGACAGGGTGTGCACAGCGACATCCCATTCGATGAACTGTCCGTTGGCTGCCGCCGCGACGCCGCTTCCGATAGCAACGGCATCGGTGGTTACGAATTCGGCATTTGGATACATACCCTTACGCAGGGCGAATCCATACTGGCCTACAGTCAGAGTAGCCAGGCACAGACCGATTATCGCAGCACCGCTTGCAGCCCCAGCCTGCACGCCGAGATACGGATGATGAATTGAAATTTCATCATTCGCAGCCAGCGCGGCGGTCATGGCCGGGGTGAAAGTTACCATATTGGTAGTGCTCGCAATGATGATCGAACTTTCACCTTCCGGCGCAGCACCCGCACCGCCAGCATCGTCGTCGCAGTGTATTACTCCGCCGACGAGCAAGTTGGCAGTAGCCGGGAATCCAGCCGCTTCTGTGGCGGTAGTAGTTGTTCCACCATCGATATTGGCGATGGACAATTGATATTCCGCCACAAGTTCGCCTTCATTGACCGTGCCAGTAGCTCGGTAGTAGATGACTTCCCACCAGCCCAGACGTCCGCCGAAATTGGTCAATTCCTTGATCCAGAAACGCTGACCGATGTCGGCAATCGCGGTGGCATGGGCCGTCATGAGTTGAGGCTCCGGGAAGCCTAAGATCTGAGACATGGTTTTCCTCCTTTTAGGTCACCAGAGCGAGAACGGTATCATCCACGCCCAGAACCAGATTGGCACCCGGTTGCTTGACGGCGAGAATGCACCGACATTTCAGGTTGCCGGCAATGACCTCTTGAACGGGCTGCATATCCTTCCATCCTTCCCACTCGAAGATGCCCACTTTGGTCTCGTTGGCGCCGTAGACGTTACCGAACATCAGCTTGGTCGATTTCTTGTTCAAGAAATAAGCAAATGTCCAGTTATCTGAGGCGGCTGCCGCCGAGCCGGGGCAGTCCACGTCGGGCATGATGGGGATACCGTGATGATACAGGTTAATGGGTGAGAGATCGACGCGCTTCAGATCTCCCATCCCGATGTTGAGGAATGGATTGCGCGCTTCGTTGGAAATGAGATTGGCAAAACCCATCGTGGTTACAAGGATAAAGTTGGATGGGTTCTGGTTTTTCTGCTTCAGAATGTAGATGCAGCGATCCAGCACGTTGTAGACGAAGTAGTCACTCGCTTCGTTGATGAGATTTGCCAGAGTGAAGTTGCCCGAATCACCCAGGAAACTCGGTCTCCACCAGTGATCGACAGCCGAATTTACTCCGGCGTAGGTTCGATCTACGTCCGCCGCAATCGCAACACCAGCCCTCCAGGCCATTCCCATTGCTGAACGCAGCCCGACGATCCTCTTGGGATCTGTGCCATCGTTGAAGATGTCCACGTTAAGTCCCGCAGAGAATTGTTCGATGCCCGCTTCAACCACTTCGGCCACAAGGTCGGCCAATTTGACCTCATTGCCGATATTGGCGTCCAGCTTGGTCTTGGGAATGACGAGTGTCTGAGCGTAGTTCTTTGGTTCCAGATGAACCCGATCAAATGGATCGGAAGCAGCTAACGGAAAGGTCTCGTAGGCCGTGTAGGGAACGGGGCCGGGCGGCAGCGCATGGCGAACCATCCACTGATACTGAATGCCCATGTCCACGCCCGTTTCGACCATACCAGCATTTTTCATCGCTTTTAGCGTGCTGGCAGACTCGAAAACCTGATCGTAGACTTCCGGCTTCTCGATATATTCACGGGTCAACTGATCCAAAGCAGCAAGGTTCAGATCAGATGCCATTTTTGACTCCTTGATTTAGCCCGATTGTCAAATTCTCAGGCTTGGTTTCAGTTGTTTTGCTCTCTCTCGGAGTCTTTCCCTGGCAGATTTCGACGGGCCGGATGGCTCTTCGGTCGGCTTATCCCCGGCTGGACCGGTCGGGGCGATAACCGCCTTGTTATCATAGACTTGCTTTTGAAAATCAATAACAGCCTGCTTCCTGGCCTCTTCGATCATGGCCTCCGTGCTGGATTGCAGCCTGGAATAGTGCCAGGCTCGATAGGCCACTTCTGGATCTGGAATGCCGTGCTCTATGGCGTAAGTGCAAACGGCTTCTTCGTCATAATCCGGGAAGCTCTTGGGGTCGGCTTTCATCCGATCCAGGCTATCATTGATCTCCTTCTGCCGGACTTTGATCTGCTCCATTTGCGCCTCTCGCGCCGCCGCAACTTCTTGATCTTCCTTCTCTTTGGCGACGATGATCTGCGCCTGAACTTCCGGGGGTAGAGTGCCGATAATCTCAGGATCGCGCATTGCGAGTCCGGTGAGCTTGCGATACTCTTCCGGGAAGTGCTGCTGGAATAGCCCGATCACGTCCTTGTTTTTTTGCATCTCCCGCTGATGGCTCTCTTCGGTTTGTGCTCTCTCCTGGTTGATCTTGGTCAGTTGACCCTGGAGTTTTTTCCAGTCAGCGGCAGTCACCCGGCGGGTGCCGTCCTGCGTGGGAATCTCGAAAAAGATGTCCTCGTCACGCTTCTGGTCTTTGGGTTCCGGTTTGGGTCCCAGCTCAGCTTCGGTCGGCTCAACCTTCTCGGTCGGAGCGGGCGTTGGTGCGGGCTCCGGTGTCGGTTCAGGTGGCGATTCCGGCTCTGTCGGGGTATCCTTCGGAGTGTCCAAGTCAGCATTTGGATTTGGATTGTCTTTCGGGTCCACAGCGACTCCTTTTGTTTGTGGTAATTCCCCCAACAGAAAAGCCGCCCCGGTAGGCTCCGAGCGGGCCTACCGCGAGCGGCTCGGATTTTCTGTCGGGTCTGTCTATTTAGTAGTCTTGCTCTTCGATCCGGTTTTTGGGCGGACGACCGCGTCTTTTGGGAATGGGTGTTTCCCGCCCGATTGATTCTCCGCCTTCAAGGGTTTCCCTTTCATCGCCGATTCTGAAGAAGAGGACGTATTCGACCGGAATACATCTGAGTCCGACCGATTCTCTCTTCGTAAACGTGCAGGTCGGGATGAAGGCCTGCGCCGCGATTTCTGCAATCGATTCATCGTTAAGATCCTCTGATTTGACGATTTTAAGCTCGACTTGCTTCATAAATCCTCCTTAACCCACTCGACCTGGAGTCAATCCGCCGTATTCGGGGGCCTCCGGCATGGATACCATTTGCGCCGATGGACTGCCCGCTGGCATGGCGCCGCCCAGATCGGATAAATCCCTGAGTTCGGGAATGCCGGATTGTTCCAGGATAATCTGCTGAAGTCGGGGGTCAAGACCCTGCATGGCATTGGCGATAGCGGCGATTTTCTGCACTTTCTCGTCCTGGTAAGTGCTCATGCTGGATCCGGGTATGATTTCCACCTTCACCATCGCTTCCATGAAATCCGCCGGATAGAATTCCATCCAGTTGCCTTCGATGCGCCGCACAGCCGCCTCCGGCAGGCCACTCATGTAATCCAGAATCATCTTCTCGACTAACTTCTTGATGCTTTCCTCAAAGCGCAATAGCTTTTGATTCGTCCGGGGCATGGCTTGATAGGCCAATTGTTTCAACGCTTCGCCTGATCGGGCTCCGGCAGGTCGAATGCCCTGGAGGATCTCCGGCTGAGCGATGATCGATTCCATGATGTGCGGAATTTCCTGCAAAACTATGATGGCCTCTTGACCTAACTGCTGCGGCCTGTCAGACCAGACCGCATCAGCAGCCCGACCGCGCACCGGAATGTTTCTGCGGAAAAAATTCGATAGCCAATGCTTCTTGATTCCGGCTTGAGGCGAATAGAAAGTTCTCGGATTGCTGGTGCGCTCGATATTGTCAAGAATCAACGAAAGGGTCATATTGTAAGTATCCTGAAGAGGGATTAACTGCTGCGCTTCAGTCCCACCCCAGAGATTGTTGGAAATTTTCTGCGTCTTGAACTGGACGAAGGGGAGTTCGCCATCGAAGAAAGGAGAATTAGTATCGGCCAAAACCGTCCGGTCAGCATAAGTGATAATCCGCCACTTGGTGTAAATGTCTTGATTTTCCAGACGTCGTTTCTCATTGTGATATTTCCGCATGAAGCGGAACTGTGCTTTGGCGAAGCGGTCTTTCAGATAAAGCGTTTTGAGCGTTACCTTTTCTCGGCTGATTTCCTCGCCTATCAGAGCATCCTGGTTGCCCGGCGCAAATACAGTCGTAGAACCTACGGCTCTGAAAATGTCGGGATTGATTTTATCGCGGATTATCGGCCCGAAGCGTCTTTCCCGCCTCTCGTCGGCGGATTCGGTCAAATCCTCCTTGATGTCGTCCGCCTTGTCGCCGTATCGCTGGCGAATCTTGCTTAAGGGCACATTCTCCGCCGTGATGAACCAGTCGCAATCCTTATGTAAATCTTCCTTGCAGTTTGGATCGGGAAAACAGGTGAATGGATCGCGGCTCTTCAGGGAATAACCACCCATGTAATTGTTCAAATCGGGATCAAAATAGCGCTGTGCATAGGCTGCCTGGCATAAAGTCGCATCTTGAAGCATATCTCTTAAAACAGTAGTCACGTCGACTTCTTCCCAGAGAATCGGTGTCAGGCAGTTTAAAAATTCAGCATCTCCAGCAGCATCCGATACCAAAGGCACAAACCGGACGACCGGACGCGCCGAAGTCATGTGGGCGATAGATGATTGAATCAAGTTATAGAATAAATTTGCCGTTACCATATGAGCACCCTGGGGACGCTCTTTGTCCTTCCAATGCTGGCCGTTGAAATAATCGTAGTTTTGCACCCAGTTATCGTGCATCTTTTTGACGGCGGAGAAGGCTTCGCGATAAAGCTCGTCCGCGAACTGGATAATCGCTGGTATTTCTTTTTTCATCTTTTTCTCATAATCCCTATAACATCTTTTATCAATAAATTGGCCTTTTTGAGTTTTTGGGCCTCATTTTTAAATTGGGGATTTAGAACAATTGCAGCTAATGCCTCAAAAACATTAGCGTAAGAATCTTCTAATATTTCTATAAATAATTCTTTACGATTTTTAATCTTCTTTTTCATATCACGAAAGCCTCAAGATCTTCGTCGGCTTCTTCGTCGGTGGCGAAAATGTAATGCGCTTCGCCCTCGGCCATCTTCTGCCTCATTTGCTCGATAGCCGCCTTGCGCCGAAACTCGAGAGACGTCTCCTCGCCCATCAAGTCCTCAAGTTTAGCCTGGGCTAAGTGCATCTGCACCGTGATCGCCGCCGCCATAACCTTATCGTCCAGATCGTATCCCCTGGCCGATGGATGGCCTTGAGAATCCCGAACGAATCTTTGCATTTCGATCAGCAAATCTATACTGTAAATCTTGACCTTCTCTTCCCTGAACCACGAACTGAAAACCGCCAGCATATTGCGCCGGGTGAGACTCGACGTGAACCAACCCAGCTTTCGTGTGGTGCCAGGGAGCAGTTCGTCCTGGATTTCCCTGAAATAAATATTACTATAACCGGCCATATCCTCATCGGTGAGGTATTTCAAGGTCGTCAAGCCCTGATTGTTCGCCTCAACGCCGACGAAGGCACCATTGTAATAGACTGCCGTAGACCGAACCTTGAAAGCCAGTTGATCCGGGGCGATTTTGGAACAATATTCGGCTACGAATTCGCCCGTATCCTCCCGCATTACGTAAAAAACGGTTTTATCGCCTTTCTCCAGCCCTTCGGCAACGTCGCAGCCGATGCAGTAGCGTTTCCCCCGCTCCGGATGCTGCCAGATGACTATTTCGCCAGTCGAAGAGGGGACAAATTGCGGCTTGGCGAACTCCTGAATCGTAGGATCGAAGAGAATATCGCCTCTATCGGCCGTCGGCGGGTTTTGGGCTAAAAGTTTAGCCCGTTCCGCCACCAATTCAGCATCGAAATAACAAGCGCCGGTGGCGATAAAAGCCTCGTCCGGTGTGGCGGGGAATTCCTGCTTGACGGCATCGCCGAAAATCCGCTTTTGCTTCTCATACCAGGCCTCGTCGCGGTCTGGATTCGTCTGCCAACCGCCGAACCAGCCCACAAAATCCTGATATTGCTTGCCCTTGACCCCATGTTCCGACCAGATACGGTAAAATGAATTTCCCATACCATTAGCAGTCGAAATCATAAAGCACTTTCCGCCCGAAGTGGCAAGCGATCCAAGAGCGGCCACCAGAAGTGGATCCATATCGGGAATGTGGGCAGCTTCGTCAAAGATCACAGCGCTTGCCCGGACGAATCGACCGGTGCGTTCTGTGCGCGGGAAAGCATGAATTTTTGAATTTCTGCCCCGTAGAACCCGTATGTTGCCGTCATAGACGTATCTTGCGAAATGTAATAGGCTATCGTTCCGCTTATGAACGGCGGGCTTGAGGAAAAGTGGTAGATTATCGTAGATAAACTGACATTTTGCCACGAAAGCATTGGCCACGTCCTCGTTATAGCTGATGACAATGATGTTTTTCTGCGTGAAGAAAGCGCACAGCCACACCGACCAGGCCGCCGCTAGCCAGGAAATACCGATCTGCCTCGATTTCAGAGCGATGACGAACTGTTCCTGGGTGAAAAGTTTGACTAATTTCTTCTGACCTGGCCATAGTGCAAATGGGATAATTCCTTCCTTTTCGTCATCGATCATGCAGTAGTTGTCAATGAAATGCTCCGGCGATGCCTTGCACTTCTTGATGACGTCGAGGATTTTCTCCTCGTCGCTATCCGGGGCTATGACGGTCAGATTAGGCATTTTGCTTTAATTTCTGGCCTATTTCCATGACAACTTGACAGATCTGCACAACTATCTGGTCAATTTTATCCTTAGCCACCCGACCCATGAAAGCCTCCAGCGTAATCCGCAGGTTGAATTCCAGGTATTCCATGAGCCGCAGGTTGCGATCAACTTCGGGTATCTGTTGATTTTCTTCTGGCATATTATGCTCCCACAGAAAAAGCCGCCCCGGTAGGCTCCGAGCGGACCTACCAAGAGCGGCTCGGATTTTCTGTCGGGTCGCCCGATCAGGGCATTTTTATGGGTTTCTCCCGCCTTAGCGGGACTTTTATCGTGATCGCCCCTGGGGCGAAAGCCTTCAGAACCGCCCCGCTGCCTTCCCGCTAAGGCGGGATTTAGCGGCAGCGGCGGCGGCAGACCAGGGCTGCTCACCCTGGCGGGGTTATTTATTGCCGGTCTGCGACCGGCGGACTTGGCATCCTCAACTCTGCGGATGCGGGGTATCTATTGCCAGTCTTAGACCGCTGAAAGCGCAGCAGTGTGGCGAACTCGTGTGAAGGCGAGGATTTGCACCTCGCAAACTATCGGCAAAGCCACCTTACGGCTTTCCTCTGCAACTGGGTTCTGAGGCGTCCCGAAACGGATTTCTGGTTCTCCCCGATAGCTTACCGCTTATAGCGTCTACCTATTCCGCCACTTCACACTGACCTTTCTAACTATCCGTCTCCTAAACGGCAGAGCCTTGGGGCTCTTGTCGTTAGAAAGGAACGTTTAACCCACCAAGGGGACCAGAGGACGCTTGTTTAAAGGCACAATCGTCAAAGCCGTGCTCGTTGGGCTCACTTATAAAGAAACCCCGACCTGCGTCGGGGAATCCATGAAAGGAGGCAATGCGTGACCCCCGCAATGGGCGGGAGGCCAATATATAATTTAATACAAGTCTATTTATTTGTCAAGTGATTTTCTTTCTTTTTTTTGATGACTCATGTCTTGACTCACTGGGGCGCAGCGATTCCCCGACTGGTTCCTCAACCGCGCCCCGTCCTGTCCCGCCTTAGCGGGATAGGGCTGATTGCCCATTCCCCGCCGCAGGAATCAAGATTGGCCGGAGCGATCTCCGCGGAGAATCATCTCTTCTTATCCAGGAACTAATCCGCATGGCACGATTAGAACCCTCTTATCCCTTTAGGGCGGTCAATCTTGATCCCACCATGCGCGGTCGTAGCGAGGGCGGGATTTGAACCCGCGACCTGCTGGGCATGAGCCAGCCGAGCTACCCCTGCTCCACCTCGCGGTATCTGCATTGCTCTATAAATTATCCTCGGCCTCGGCAGACACCCACAGCCCATCAGAAATGCTGGATCGACGGCGAATAGCCAGCGCAGATGCGCCGGAGCCGCATACCAGGGCCGCCAAGCCTTGATCCGATTCTCAAGTTCACCACAGATCAACTTCAGGGCTTCGTCCTGCATCGATGTCATCTATGACCTTCAAGAAGTGGCCGTAATCGAAAACCCTTTGTGCCGGACCTCGGTATCCCTGGTTCCAGGGCCGATCAAACAGAAAAGCCCGACCGCCGTCCAGCATGAAGCTCTCGCAGTTCTCGGGCTTGTCATCCAGAAGTATTTCGTAACCGAAACCGGTCTTGGGTTTGCCGAACCTGATCCAATGAAGGTTCATTGGAACAATGTCGTTGTTGTAAAGCCACATCAAGGTGGCTTTCATGGTCATTTGATTTTGGCAAGTAATCAAACCAACCGTATGCTTTCCCGTGAGTCTGTCGAAAAAAATATCCGCTTCGGGATATATTGGTGCATAGGAAAAAATTCGGTAGCTTCGGTGCGATAATCCAAATACTATTCGGTTGAATTCGCCTTCTTTCATCCCGTAGAACTTCGCCATGCCATATTCGGTAATCTCCGGCGCAGGCTTGTCCACCGGCCACTTGCCCAGACGGACAAAGCAATCGTGCACTGCCGCCGTGAAGTTCCTGAGCACACCGTCAAT